TTTATAGAGAAGTGATTTGGGAATCTCATCACGATTCAATTTTTGTAGATTGGGCCGACAAAGCTGCATGTTATAAATGGTTACATAATAAATCTTATCTGAAGTATTCGGGTAAAAGAAATATGTTTACCATCCCTGTTATTATAATGTCTACTTTAACAGGAACTGCTAATTTTGCAATGGAAAGGGTACCCGTACAGTATCGAGACATATTCTCTATTGCCGTGGGAAGCGTAAATATACTCGCGGGAATTATAACCACCGTAGCACAATTTTTAAAATTAAACGAACTGACAGAAAGTCACAGAACAGCAAGCGTTGCTTGGGATAAATTTCATAGAAGTATACGCATAGAATTAATTAAAGCACCCGATGAGAGGCCGGACGTTAATTATTTTATGAAAACATCACGTGACGAATTTGACAGACTCATGGAGACTTGTCCTGGTATAGACAGAAGTATTGTAGATATGTTTAGAAAACAATTAACAACAGGAATAGACAAAAACGACATCCTCCGTAAAAATAAAAATTTCAATAAACTTATTAAACCGGAACTTTTCAACGAAATTAATTCTTTAAAAGATGTAGTATACAAACGCTCTGAAAAACCTTCAGAAATTGACATCGAAGAGAAGAATAAAATAGAAAGATTAATCTCTGAGAAACAAATATATAATGAAAAAATTTCAAAGGTGACTGATTTTGTAGGAGCATTTCAAAATAAATATTCTCGTAGACCATCACAGGAAGAAATATTTTCAAATCTCAAAGATGAAATTGATGTGCCGGAGATTAGAATAATTACAGAACAATTGAATGCTAATTAATTGCAAAAAAATACATTTCTTAATACATTTAAATAAATATATTATAAATTGTATAATATGCAAGTTGAGAAACTGAAAGAGTGTCTTACAAATTTAGCACTCAGATCCGGTTTTGATGCTTTTGAAGATTTTGTAAAATACAAAGAAAATAGTGTTTGTAATGGTGCTTACAAAGCTGTTTATCCAGAAATTCAGGTAATTTCTACAACAGATGATAAAATGTATGTCGACAATTTAAAAGTGATGACAGCGCAAAATTTATATGATAGCAAGTCTGGGGATATTATAAAACTAACAGATGAGTTGTCTAAAAAATTGAACATATCGGCACCGCCAATTGGGTGGTGGGCATCTGAAAAATGGGACGGTATTCGCGCATTATGGGACGGAGAGAAAATGATATCGCGGGGTTCCGGCGTTGGTAAACCAAAAGTTTACACTTATGTACCTGAGTGGTTTAAAAATACATTACCACCCGGTATACCCCTAGATGGAGAAATATGGATTGGCAGGGGTCTTTTTCAAAAAACAAGCAGACTTTCTACAATTAAACCAGGTAAGAGTTACACAGCAGAACAAATTGAGAACATATGGGCTGGAGACACGGATCCTCCAGTAGTTTTCAAAGTATTTGATGTACCTAATGATCCTCGACCATTTGAAAGAAGAATGGCTTTTCTACAAACTGTTGTAAAAGATCGCAAAGTATGTTGGAATAAAATAGAGTACCCTGGTAAAAAATTATTTCCTATTCAGTTCACTGAACAAGTTAAAATTAAAACAATGGAACAGCTTGTAAATTTGTATACTAAACTGACTTCAGAAGGAGCAGAAGGTATCATGCTAAGAGCGTCAGGATCACCCTACCAAACCAAAAGAAGTAAATATATGCTTAAGTATAAAATTAAAGAAGATGCGGAATGTATACTTCGAGAGTATATTCCTGGAGATGGAAAATACACTGGTATGCTTGGTTCTTTGAAGTGTGAATTAATGACTGATGGTAAACCAAATGGTAGCTTCACACAAATAGGCACAGGTTTAAATGACGCACAGAGAGAAAATTATAACAATCCAAATTCAGCAGAATTTATGCCAATAGGAAGTGTTATTTCATTCAGTTATATGGAGATGACAAAAGAAGGTGTACCGCGTCACCCCGTTTATAGAGGAATTCGAGATGACATATCTGTATCAAAACAAATTAAGATGCCTGTAAAGGACGTTAAAAAGATTTTGTCTAAACTGATTGCTAAAATAGTTTCTGAAAAAGAAGCAAATTGGACTTTCAAAGTTAAAAGTTATAAACAGGCTAATGAAATTTTAAAAGACACTATGAACCTAAATTCTGTAGAAGACTACATCAAAGTTCTCAGAGAAGGAGACATGAAATTGGCAGGCGAAGAAAACTTTAAAGCAAAGAATGGAACCTGGAAAAGTTCTATACTACAGAAAATAGACAGCATTCTAAAAACAGGTCAAACTGACGGAATATCGCTTACAGAACAGGATCAGAGATCGCTTGCCATTGAAAATTTTACCAAAGTTCCAAATATTGGGCCAAGTACAGCAGCAAAAATATACGACACGGAGGAAATTACTACGGTTGAAGAACTGAAGTACTTATATTCAGTGAATAAAGACCTCCTAAATGAAAAACAAGCGATTGGTCTAAAACATTATGAAGACTTGATGCGCAGAATTCCTCGCAAGGAAATGGACGATTGGAATCAAATACTAACAGAAATTTTTAAAGAGACAATGACTGAATTAGGTATAACAGGTAAACTTATACTTGCCGGTTCTTATCGTAGAAAAACCCCTGACTCAGGGGACGTAGACGCATTAATCACAACTGATATTAAAAATCCAAGAGTAATGAATATATTTTATAACAATTTAGTTAAAAAAAGTGTAATAGAAAAGACTAACGTACTCGCAAAAGGACCCACTAAGATAATGGCTGTTGCCAGTATTGATGAATACTACCGTCATCTCGACATCTTTTATCACCCCATAGAAACCTTTCCCTTTGCGATACTATTTACAACAGGTTCTAAAGAATTTAATGTGAAAATGAGAAAATTTGCTCTTGATAAAGGATACTCGTTGAATGAGCAAAACTTAACTCATAAGTCTCCAACTGGTAGAAAAGTATCCAAAGAAGAATATTTAGAAATAGTAAACAAGGAATCTCCAGAAACAGAACAAGACATCTTTGATTTTCTTGGGTACAATTATATTTCTCCAGAAATGAGATAAATAACAATTAAAAATTAAATAATTTCATATTAATAAATGACAAGTTGTTATTCATATGAAACTATTGCAGAAAGTAAAAATCCACTATTCAAAAATGTAGATTTAACCATCGTTTTAACAATGGAAAATTCTAATAGATTTAAGAAAGATCCTCTTCTTCTTAATTTATCAAAGAGAACAATATATCAGTACAATAAGGGTTATAAAAATTGTAAAAAACCTGATACCATAAAAAGAACTACAGAAGATGTAACCCACGCTTATTATACAGCGTTTGAACATGCAAAAAATTACGGTAATATTATTATACTCGAGGATGATGCAGAAGTTCTAAACTATAATCCTTTGCATTATAAAAAAATAGACAATTACATAGGTTCTAAAGATTTTACGATTATTTCTATGGGTTCTCTTGGGTTTTTTACGAAGGTGAATGAATTATTTTACAGCACAGATCCTATGGCGTTCGCGCAAGCTCATATTCTTTCTAAAAAAACTAGAACTGAAATTCAGAAAGATATGTTAAGTCAAAAGTTTAATGGCCACGTAGACGGTATTTATTTTTCGCCCAAAAATGTATTGGTGTATCACGAACCTCTAATTATACAGGTTTTGACTGAGACAGAAAACTTTCAAACTTGGGAAGGAGCTCCTCTGTGGGCACACAGGCTTGCTGCTAATATACAAGGTCTTAGAGAAAGTAAACAAGGATGGTATAAAGCATATCTTTTGTGTAAATCCGGGGCAGAATTTAGAGAGCATCAAAACTTTGTATTATCAGTATTAATAATTTTACTGATGATTTATTGCAAAAAATAATTAATATTAAAATTTAAAAATAGTGTATAATTAATACATACTCATCAATGGAACCATTTAAAGATCCCAAGGTAGAAGAACAGTTCGGTAAACTTGTTAAAAATTTTCTATCTAAAAATGAAAACTTTGATATGTCCAAATTTATCGGGGGGATGCCCATTACTTTAGAAAAGACAGACATGCCAAATTTAATGATCAAGGGTCCTAATGGTAAATCAAAATACACTGTTACACAAAAAGTTGATGGAACAAGAT